AACAATCTATAAAATAATATCTATCACCTGTTGCTTTACCTTCAATATCTATTTGTTTCATTGAGGTGTGTCCAACAACTTGGATTATTTCTTTTCTTAAATAATCACGGTTTACTTCCATTAATGACTTTGGTCTAATCCAAATGGGTGTTTGCCATAGATCATCTCCATACGCGTTAAATCCATTAAACATGAATGCTAAGGGTTTATATTTAAACATTTCGTTTAAATCAACCACCATTGATTCTACATTCCAATTTGTTTTACCAAACGTTTGATCCATGAACTGTTCACTAACACCAGCATGAGTAAATACAAAATCCCCAAAATTGTAAGCCATTTGAAGATGATGTCTATTTTCATCTATTACTTGAATAATATTTGGAGCAATACCTCTTTGATAACCACTAGTTCCACAATCCCCAATTTCTGGGAAATAATGATAATCATGATTACCAATTAACATTATTACTTCTGTTTTTGTATTTTGTTTATATTCAATAATTTCTTTAAAATTATGAATTTGGTCTACTCCGGGAATATCGAATGAATCAAAATAGTCTCCTATAAAGATTACTCTATTTGGATTTTCGTGTTCAATTATTTTTTTCCAAACATCTCTACCGTGAATGTCACCAATCACTATACTGCGTTTGTTTATATTTCCATTTACATCCATGTCTCCTAATATTATTGTTTTCATATTTATTTATAAGATGTATGTGTATGATACTTTTGATGTAATAAAGCGTTATATTTATTTTCTATTAAAAAATACAAATGCTTATATACACTATGTTGATGATATTTTTTATAAAATGAATGGACTAATGTATAACAATTATTTGCTTGTTCTATAGTTTTACAAGATTCAATAATCTTTTCAATCCATATACCTACATCACCATAATGTTTACTTGTTGCGGACATTTTTCTTTGATTTAGATTGAATTTGTTTCATTTGTTTATCTATTCTTTTTTGTATTTTAGCTTCTTTTAATTTTGAATCCCAACCTTTAATTATATCTTTTTTATACTCAATTATTATTTCAATAGGGCCAGTACTTTTTTTTAAATCATATTTCCATACTTCAGTTGAATCATTATTTTCATAATGCACCTCAAATTTGTTTGGACGAATATTATCTTCAACTACTGGTGGTCTTCCTCTCATATATTATTTAGATTTTAAAAGATTTTTTACTTCTTTCATATGTTTACATTCACCTGTTTTTGATCTTCTCACCCCGGCACAATTACATTTTATTTCATCTCCTTTTTTTACCACAGTATAAAATGTTCCTGGTTCACTTGAGGATTCAAATCTCCAATTCTCTTCTTTTATATTTTCATTTATAGTCTTTTTAACCCCATCATAGTCTGGTTTAATCCATTCTATATCATCTAATGTTGCTTCAAGATGAACAGGTATCCAACTTGGAACTATAAATTTCTTTCCAGTTATATTACTAATATGAAATGTTGGAGGTAAATAATGTTCATATCTATATTTCATAACCTTAAATTACAACTAAAGGTAAAAAACATTTTTTAGTTTTCCAAAAATATTTCAGAGTTTTCTTTTTTAGAAATAATACCATTTAATTCTAAACTTAAAGCTAAACACATCATTTTTGTACCTTCAGGATCATATTTAATTACATCTAATATTAAATTATCAGGCATAGATAAAAAAAACTCTAAAGCAGTCATTGGTACATTAACGTCCCTGTCTTCTATAATTGCGTTCTTTTCTATCATGTTTGTTATAAGACTTTTTTGCTTTACCTTTTTTTCGTTCTCCAAAGCTTATTTTATTTGGGTTGTTGTTTGCGGGACTTGCCATTTTTTTCTTTATTTTTTAATATATTAATTGTTTCAACTATCTTTTGACAATCTTCATATCTTTCTTTTTCAACAAAATATTTAAGATTTTCTTCTAATGTTTCTATAAAAAACTTTTTTTCTAATGTTATATCTAATGTTTTATCTTCTTCTAATATATTAAATGATAATACATGAATATGTTGTTTTTTAGTATTAATATTATTAAGAATAGAAGATATAATAGATTCAGCTATTTTAAAATCTTTATTATCTATCATATCTTGAAGTTCATCATCATTGTTTACTATTATTTCTGGGACCATTTAGAATAGATTTAAAAATTTTAAACTTGTTTCTTTTTCTTTTAATTTATTAAATTTTTCTTCATTATCTAGCATTTTAGTTGCTAGTTTTTCAAGATGTTTAGATTTTTGTTTTTCATAATTACGAACAATCTCATCATGTTTTTTATGTTTTTTCATAATATGGTTTATTATAAATATTAAACCCTCGATATAAATTCAGAACCATCGTCTGGGGGTTTATTTTCATATAAACCTAATTCTCTAAATCGTTGTTTAGTATATTCATCTATTTCCCAATCTACTTGTTTTTCTTTAGCAGGAACATGATCTTCTGTTATTTCTATTTGTCTATCAGTGTATAAATCAGCTACATAAAGATAATAACAATTATAACATAACATTTCAAGATTGTTTAAAGTATAATGTTGTTTATTACCATTTTTAAAATGCAATATAAGAGGCATTTTATAATCTAATAAACGACGTTCATGAAAACCACATTTATAACATTCTTCCTTTAAATAACCACCTTCAATAAGTCTATATTTAATCTTTTGAGGGTTAAAATTAGATGGATCTGCTCTACCTTCAATTATATCCAATATAGCTGGTACTTTTCTACCAAATGGAGTATGACTTAAAAATTTAGGTATACCTTTACCACTTTGATTTTTATGTTGATCAAATAAAGTACCTCCTTCTTTACCATCATAAAACACCATCCATTTTTTTAGATGTTGATATGAACAGTTTAAATATCTAGCAGCAGCTCTAACAGATTTAGTTTTATCCATAGCTGCTACTATCTCATTTTTACTTAAAGGACGAGCTTTAGGCATTATTTTTATTATCTACAGTTGTTTTAGTATTATTTATACTATTATTGATCTCAGATAAATCGGTTTGTATTATAGGCATAGTACGTTTTCTGAATTTATTTTCTTCTTCAGAATATTTAACATAATCATCATGATCTAAAATAACTGTTTCAGTATATGTATGGTCACCTTTTCCACGTTGCACTATAACTGGTTTTTTAGGTTTAGCATCTGAACAATTAACGCATGTATGAGTATTAGGTAAAATTTTTAATCTCGCTGGAGGTATTTGAACTCCGCATTTACAGAATCGTGTTGTTTCCATTTTTATTTTTTATTTAATATTTTTTTCTATAAAATTCCATAAATCATTTGGAGTTTTTATTTTTATTTCTTTTGGTTCTTTACCTTCTTCTTCAAGTATTAAAGGATATATTTTTCCATTTTCATCTACTCTATCATATAAATACCAGAATATTAATTCATAAATATTTTCACCATATTTTAATAAAAACATATTTTCAATTACCATCCAAAATGGATCTTCATAATTACATAAATCAACAGCGAACCCACCTATTAAAACTTCTACACGTTTAATACATTGTTCTAATAAAGTAATATTCTCTATAAATATTTCTTTTTCTTTTTTCACTTTAGTTGAGTTAGATTCTTCCATTTTTAATTTTTGTCCAAAGTTTTTTATACTCATAATATTATTTTATTTTTTTAATACCATATATTTTTAAAAATGATTTTAAATCTAAGTTTTTCCTTCCAGCAAATATTTTAGCTGCGGATAGTCTAGATAAAGTTATGGCGCGATTTATTATTTCTTGTTTAACATCATTTCTGTTATAAAATCCGTAAATCATATTTTTTATTTTAAATTATTTCAAATTCAATATCTATATTACCTAGTCCCCAATCATTAGTATTGTTTGATTTTTTAAACCATTCAACATATTCCCAAGCGTCATTATATGCTTTTGTATCACCAGTATATGATCCTTTATTAGTAGGATCTGATACTCTAGTACCATCTTCTTTAGTATAATAAGCACCATGTTCAATATGGAATAAAGGTGGATTATATAAATCTTTTAATCCAAAACCGTTTAATATAGCTTTCTTTTGAGCATTAGTATCTACAAAACAAGCAAATATCATATCTTCTTCAAATCCTTTTATTTTATCCCATACGTGTTTAGAAGCCATTTGAAAATCACCACAACAATTAATTAAACTAAATTTATCATTAGGTGTTACCATAGCTGGAAAATGTCTTTCTGGGATAGTATTGTATAATTCTTCTTGAAGTTGTTTCCAGTTTTCATGTCCGTATTTGTAAACTATATCTTTAGGTGCTTCACGTCTAGATATAGTGTAAAATGTATTTGAATCTAATGTTTCTATTAATTTTAATAAATCTTCACGTTTAGGTGGGATGATATCAATATTAGTTGAAACTATCCAATCACATTCACTTCTTCTAATCCCTATATTTCTACTTAATCCTTCATTACATTGTTGAGCTTGAGGATGTACTATAATTTGAGATACAACTTCAGGTGGTATTACAAAATGTTTTATTTTTCCTGTTTTAGGTAATTGATCTTGTATTTCCCATAAAAATGAACCTTTAGGAGAATTCCAATCAATATAAGTTATTTCATCAAATGTATCCAACATTGATTTAAAATGAATTAAACCACGTTCAAAATCTTTATACCCGTCATTTCTTCCAACAACAACCATGCCTATTTTAAGCATATTTAAATTCATAATTTTTATAATTTAATCTTTTATTTTGACTTATTTTATCCCCCATGTTATTTTTCTATTTTCATAATATTTTATTGTTTCGTATAAACCATCTTTTAATGAAGTGAATTGATAATCTAATAAATGGTGATTGATTAAATTTTTATTACGTGAGCCAACAAAAGCGTTGGTATCCCACTCAATTAAATTATAATCATAATCAACTATATTACATATTGTTTGAGCGTATTCTTTTATTGAATTTGCTTTGCCTGAAGATAAGTTAAAAATTTGTTTATTCCAAGTTAAGGATTTAATTATTATATCAACAGCATCTTGAATATAAATTAATTCTCTAGTTTGGTTACCATCACCCCATAATACTACTTTATCACCTCCATTCTTAGCATTTACTATTTTTCTAATTAAATCAAATATAAAATGTTTATCATGTAAATCATATTCAGGACCATAAAAAACAGATGGTATTAAATAACTATAATTCATCCCATATTCTTGATTTAATGCTTTTAACCCAATTAGTAAATTACGTTTTATAGTACCATAAACTTCATATCCTGATTCTGGTTCACCTATTAAATAATTTTCTTCAAATTTAATTACATCATCATTATACCCACAAGATGAACCAAAAGTAATCATTTTAGCTTGTGATTGGTAATTTTTCCAAAAATGTAATATAGTATTGTTTATATCTGAATTAATAAGGAATTGTTCACCTGGATGTTTTTGGCAATATCCTCCAGCTGCTGTTTTCACAGCTAAATGAATAATATAATCTAATTTAGTTTCTTTATTCCAATTTAAAGTATATAGAAGATTATTACTACCAGTAGTGATAACATCATGATCTAATTTTTTTAAAGTAGGAACTAAATGTCTACCTACAAATCCTGTAGCTCCAGTTATTAATATTTTAGCCATTTATTTTTTTCTTAATAATGTTAAACCATTATTTACAGGTATGGTCATCCATTCCCATTTATTCAAATCTAATTCTTTAACAGCAGCATAAGGTCCACCATATGCCCATTCACCTTGAGTTTCATTTATTGGATAAAAATAATTAGGCTGATAATTAGATCCCATAAGATCATGAAGAACAATTATTGATTTATTATCTGTTAGTTTATCAATTAATTCAAGTTCTTTTTTGACATGAGGACCTGTATGCCAATCATCTATATAAACAAAATCATAATATTCTTCTTTATTAATTGCTTCTTCTAGAAATTTAATAGCATCTGATTTAATAAAAGTATAAATATCTTTTAAATCTTCAGGACATTTCCATAATGTTTGTTGAATATCAACGCATGTTATTTTTCCTTCAGTTAATGAAGCAGCTGCTATCATTGGTTCTGTAGTGTCACCAAATCTAACACCTAACTCAAGTATATTTTTACTTTTATTTTGCAATATTAAAGAAAATAAAGTCATTAAATGCCAATCACTATCTCTTGGAGTTGGAGATAAAGTAAAACTAAAACATCTTTCAAATAAGTTTTGTACTGATTCTTTCATTTTATAAGTTTGTAAAGTTATTATTTGAATTTTCTATTATTGGGTAAGCTTTAAGTAATTCTGCTATACCTGCTTCTAAACTATATTCTGGATACCAACCTAATGATTCCAATTTATTATTACTTACAATATAATTACGTTTATCTGGGTCTTCATTTATATCACTTTCAGTAATATAAAAATCAGGGATAAATGTTTTAATCGTTTCACATAACTCTTTTTTACTAATATTAGCTGAGCTTAGTCCTACATTATATGTTTGGTCTTTCATTTTATCAAAATTATGAATGGCAAACACAAATGTTTTAGCTACATCTCTAATATGAATAAAATTACGTTTAAAATGAGATTCAAATAAAACAATATATTTGTCTTTATATGCTTTATAAGTGAAATCATTCACTAACAGATCAAGTCTCATTCTTGGAGACATTCCAAATACAGTAGCTAATCTAAATGTAACAGCATTACCATTATTTAATAATGCTTTTTCTGCTTCAGTTTTAGTTACACCATATAATGAAATAGGAGTTAATGGTGTTTCTTCAGTACAATAGATTCCTTCTTGACCTATTCCATAACCACTATTTGTAGTTGGAAATATGATTTTTTGATCAGGACGAGTAACTTTAGTTAACCATTGTATTGCTTCTTGATTAGTTGCTACTGTTAATTCAGGATATTTTTTACAAGCAGGCATCCCTACAATACAAGCTAAAGGAATAATAACATTTGCTTCTTGTATTAGTGGAAGCATTTTATCATAATCACGAACATCTAATTTATGAAATTCAAATTCATCACGATGACAATAATGACTTAAAGATGTTTGTTTATACATTAAATTATCTACAGCTATTATTTTATCAAACATATCATTATGTTTATTAAACAAATGATCAATTAAAACTGATCCTAAATAGCCCGCGGCTCCAGTAATTAAAATTTTCATATTAGTTTAGCATTTTTATCTCTTGATGATAATATAGGTTCTTTGGAAGGCCAAAATATATTTAATTTAGGATCATCCCATCTAACTGTAAATTGATTTTGAGCCCCAGTATATAAGGTTGATTGTTTATAACTAAATATACAATCTTCTATAGCGTAATGACCATTAGCAAACATTGGAGGCACTAATACTTGATGTCTATTTTTTTCATTAAGATAAAAAATATCATGTGTTAAATAAGTATCACTATTTGGTCTCATATCTACAACAGCTAATACTATTGAGCCTTTTAAACATTGAATAAGTTTCCATGTTGTTGAATCACCATGTAATCCTCGTAATGTATTTTTTACTGATGAGCTGAAACTATCTTGTTTCCATTCAATGTTTCCAAATATTTTATAATATTCGCAATTCCATGTTTCAACATATTCTCCTCTATGGTCATAGAATATATCAGGTTGAATTAGAGGTACTTCTTTTAATTTTTTATAATTGTATTTCATATTTTTATTACTGGATGGTTATAAAAATGGTAATGGCATATGCCTTTAATTATTATATTTTTACATGATGGGTCCCAAATATCGTATTGGATAACAGTGTCATATAACTTTTTATATTCTGTATTATCTATCAGGTGGTATTTTTTTAATCTATTTCTAATAACACAATATTTTAATAGATTTTCATTACTCCACCCATCAATATAATCCCATATTTTGCCATTATATTCTGGGAGTTTGAGTGAGTAAAGATAACTTTCATCTATGTAGCTTTTACTGTTTAAGTAATCTATCTTAGAAACATCTATAAAATAAAAATTAGTTTGAGGAGAAAAATGGCGTTTACATAAAAATTCAAAATCAGAATTACTAATTAAAATATTATGTCTACTAATACCTTCTGTATAATAAAAATCAGCTTCTTCTATTTCTATATTTAGACACTCATCAAACAGTAATATATCATAAGCACTCTTACAAACCCAATCTATATCATAAGTTTTACAAAAATCTATTATACTATTATCATTATCAGCAGCTCCAAAACTATGTCCTCTACTCACACCATTATTTATATTTTTAGAGTCTGGGAAGTATTTTTTCCATAATTCAAGTACTTTATTATATAATTCATCTGGGTTGTTTTGGTTGAATGTAGTGGCTGTTATTATTCCTTTAAATTGTGATAAAATAGATAAATTCATAAGAATATATTGTTCTAAACGAATTATATCTTCTTCATTTTCAATATACCCTACAGCTCCGTAATAACTTTTATTTATAATATCTTTCAGTATCATATTTTATATTTTTGACGTCCGTTAGCTTCTATTTTATCGTAAAGATTATTTTGAGTTATTTGACGATCTAATTGTTTAGGATGTAATATACAAAAAATTTCTTCTATTGGTAGAGTAGTAAATTCTTTATGTCCAACTATTTTACTATGTAATAAACCATCCCATTTAACCCAATCACAATTACGATATAATCTCATTTGCCAATCAGGAAAATTAACCCATCCTTTACTATTTACATTCCATCCCCATTTTTTACTCCATTCTGGAGTTAATCCTTCAACTGTGTTGATACGAGGCATAATAAATAAATCTAAACTTGGATTAGCTTCTAATATATCTGGGAGTAAATCAATTAATTCTTTACTTATTAGT